GGGAATCCGTAAGGACTCCACCCAATCTCGACAGAACTGGCAAGCTTTCCAATAACCTCTCTCGTAGAAGAGATTGGCCATTGCAATCCAGCTCAGCACCTCCGAGGAGTCACGCTTACTGCTCGGACCGAGACGACGACAATACACCGGTGTTACCGATGTGCCATCGTACCAGTCTGCTCCGCAAGACTCTCTGAACTTCCCAGTCCAGAAAGACTTGTCGAAGTTCACACGAAGCCCGAAAGCTTCGAGTGCTTCACAGTAAGACCGCACACGATTTATAGGGATAATGATATCATCCCCATAAACACGCACTCCCCTTAGAGCCTTTTTTAGGTTCCTAGGGGTACACCGGATCCTTAGCTCTTGCAATCCAACTACTGCAGCAACAGTCAAGAAGACCATTGCTTCAGCTGGGAAACATAGAGCTGAACCCATAGACGCGAACTTGGTCAGGTGTTGAACACCAAAACCAGGCACATCTGAGGTAGTAGAGCGGCAAGCAAGCATAGCATCCCGTAGAAACGGAACGCTTTCAAGCATGCTCTCGACTATCCAGGTTGAAACCCGATCGCTAGCTTCTTTCAGGTCGAGGGTCGCGAGACCACCGACTGTAGAACCCCAGCGAGCAAGCCTTTGATTGGGCACTTGACGAGAAAAGTTTACACGATTCTTTGTCAATCTGCCATTCTCAAGGGCCTCTACTAGGACATGCAACAGAGCCTGTTGTGTATATTGCATACACGCGGGCTCAATTGCTATAATCCTAGGGGATTTCAGCGTTTTAGGGACTGAAATAACCCTAACAGGTTGTTCAGCCTCGGGTTCAATGAACTCAATTCCCTCGAGCCGTTCTGCCCATCCCAAGTTAGGAAGGACAAACGAGTCGGCGGGAAAGAAAGGCTGTAGCCTTTCATGCCACTTTTTGAAATCGTACTTCTGATTTCCAGAAATACGGTCAGCAGTGGCCCCAGGCCCGTGTCGTGGGACGATAGTACCGTCAATGAGCGCTTGTTGCGCCCCTTGAAGGGTATCTCCCCATAACACACGTGAAACTTGCCTAAACGTCTCAAAGAGATGGTCAGGACAAGATGCACGTACCTGGGTGAGTTCATTTTCACATTGGATGTAGTCAGCATATGCTTTCCTCTCGCGTTCACTAGAACACGGGATGAGCACCTTCTTTGCTAAAAGGCAGATTTGCCTAACGGCATAGACGGCATGCACATCGACCGCATCCAAAAGGATACCAGTACGGCGATCAAACACAAGACTGGTCAAACCTGACAGGAATGTCGGGAGCGACCCTCTCTTCTTGAAACCAAGAAAGAGAGTTGAGTCCACGAATCCTCTGTCAAGACTTTTCTCAAAGTCCTTACAGAAGATAGGTAGAGTTATCGTGAGAAACGATAACCCTTCGTGTTTGACACGCCTCGTGACCGTTTGAAAGTCACGAGTGGTGCTGGTGCGACACCATGTGCCCGCATCTGCGAGCACACACTCAAAAAGTTGCATAAGGCTTTTCATTCTGTCCTTTCACGATAGAGAGGTGCAGAAGTCCATAGCCGCTAGCAAGCTGATAAGAGGGTGGGCGTTAGCCCACCCCCCTACTACGATGCCGGTCGTGAATAGACCTCGATCTGCTTCATCAGAGCTACAGAAGTAGCACTGTTTTGAAGTTGAACGAATTCTACGCAGACCACTGCGATCAACAACATCATTAC